CGATGTATTCGAGTTTGTAAAAACATGGAATTACATCTATGCCTTTTACTCCGTCGTATAAATCTCCAGTCACGGAATTAAAAATCATTCCGGGTTCTGCACCTTCAACATACTTACCATCACGTTTGTTAACTTCTGGTGAAAGTTGTCCTAGGATTTTTAAGAAAGGAAGGGCTAGATCTTCTTGACCTATTTTACCCAAACCTTTTGCTGCATCTTCTTCAAAAATATTTGAAGGAAGTCCTGCAGACTTTTTCTCTGCTACTTGGTTCATGGTTATTTACTCCTTGTTATTTTTGTTCTGTTGCTTGTGAACAAATTAAATAGATCAGAGGGCATATCAAGTCCAGCCTCAACACGCTCTCTGACCAGTGCTTTAAGTGTCATAGGTTCAACCTTTAATTTCTGGACAGGTTCATACCCTTGACCTTGCGCAAGGACAGCATATTGCTGTGCCTTGTTATCTTCGGAACGACCAAAAGCAACGGTTATCTCATTCTTGATAAGATCACCCAGGCCATTCTCACGAAGCCATTTGTATGCTTCTTCCCTTTTGTCTGCAGGTATAGAAGCACCATAAACAGGTTTCACTTCAACTGAAGTTCCATCTGCTAATTTTAATGTAGAGATATTCATTTCTTGCATCATCGTAGGAATTACCTCCGCTGAAACAAGTTCAACTTTTCTTTTTATCTCTTTTAGTTCTTGTTCTTTTACTAGAAGCTCTGCTTCTAGTCCTTGTAGTTTGACTACTTGATCAGATAATTTATTGGCATCATTAGCACCATCTAAATCTTCTCTTTGGTCTTTTTCAAAATCAATCGACATTGACTTCTCCTTTCTCATGTAAGTTTATTTTAAGAGGATAATACATTCGTTCTTGTCTATCCCATTTTAACAAATTAAATTTGCCGTTAGTATACTCAGAAACAATAGAGCATGCAATACCGATAATCGCAGGATCACCTGTTAATAAAAGATAATCTTCTTCAGTATAATCTTTTAACAACTTTCTTAATTTAAAAACTAATGGTCCTGGTGAAAATATTATTTGTGAAAACTCTGGTAACAAAAAATGAAAGTCACCATATTCTCTTGCACTTAAAATATTTATTTTAGGAGCACCAGCTTTTGTTCCTGGTAATTCTTGTATCACGTATACTTTTTTTCTTTCTGGCATTGACAAACAATATAGGATGTTCTATATAGATGTCAACTAGAAAGAAGAAAAATTATGAATTATAAATTTAAGACTAAGCCTTATGCTCATCAGGTAAAAGCATTAGAGTTATCATGGGATAAACCATACTTTGCATATTTTATGGAAATGGGTACCGGTAAATCTAAAGTATTAATAGATAATATAGCTATGTTATATGATGCTGGTAAAATCAATGGTGTCCTAATTGTGGCACCAAAAGGTGTGTATAAAAATTGGTATGATGGTGAGATTCCTACACATATGCCAGATCATGTTGAACATACAGACGTACTATGGCAGGCTATGATTAATCAAAAACAACAAAAAGAATTAGATAAACTATTTGTACCTGGAGAAGATCTACATGTATTAATTATGAATGTAGAAGCTTTCTCTACTAAAAAAGGTGTGGAATTTGCAGCTAAATTTTTACGTTGTCATAGAACTATGATGGCTATTGATGAGTCTACTACTATTAAAAATCCAGATGCTAAAAGAACTAAACATATTTGTTCTTTAGGTGAATATGCACCATATAAAAGAATACTTACAGGTTCTCCTGTAACTAAATCACCATTAGATTTATACAAACAATGCGAGTTTCTTAAAAAAGAATTACTAGGACATACCTCTTATTACACGTTTAGAACAAGATATGCTAAAATGAAAACAGCAAACTTTGGTGGTAGATCTGTACAAATTGTAACTGGTTATCAACATTTAGGAGAGCTGTCAGAAAAACTAAAAGCTTTCTCATACCGTGTACTAAAGGATGATTGTTTAGATTTACCTGCAAAAACATTTGTTAAACGTATAGTGCAACTTACACCAGCCCAAACTAAATTATATAAACAAATGAAAATTTTAGCTCTTGCACAAATGGATGGTAAGATAATGACTACTGCTACGGTTTTGACACAACTAATGAGACTCCAACAAATAACTTGTGGTCATTTTACAGCAGATGATGGCACTATAAAAGAAGTAGACTCTAATAGATTACCAGAGCTTATGAATGTATTAGAAGAAATAGAAGGTAAAGTTGTTATATGGGCTCATTGGCAAAGAGATGTACATAGGATAATCCAGGAGATATCTAAAAAATTTGGGCAAAATAGTTTTGTAGATTATTATGGTTTAACACCAATGTCAGAGCGTCAAAAAAATATACAAAAATTTCAAGATCCAAACTCACCGGTGAAATACTTTATTGGTACAACACAAACAGGTGGTTATGGTATTACACTAACTGCAGCTAGTAATATGATTTACTATTCTAATGGTTATGACTTAGAAAAAAGACAACAATCAGAAGCTAGAATAGATCGTATTGGACAACACTATCCTATGACTTATATTGATATTATGTGCGAGCATACTGTTGATGAAAGAATTGTAAAAGCTCTAAAAAAGAAAGTAGATATTGCCAGTCAAATTATGGGTGAAGAATTAAAAGATTGGATCTAAACAAAAAGTTCTTTTGCTGTAGCTAGAATAGGTTTATATTTTGTTTTACCTTCTGATCTATATGCATGTAAAAATTGTTTTCTGTCCATACCTTCCGTTACGCTGCAATGTATCCATCCACTATTAGGTTCACCTGGAGTATAAAACTCAAGAATTAATTGATCCCATTCTAACTCTCTTTTAATCCAGTCTGCAAGCTCAGCATTGTCTACACCTACAACTTCGAAGTCGGCGGCCTCAGCTTTTGCATGCTGCGAATTAACCGAGCTGCCGATAGCAACACAAAGTTCTGGTGAACGAAATCCACTGGTTACTTTTACTCTGCCGAAGTGATCACGCACTGGTTGTAAAATTTTTTCACAAAGTGTTTTTAATTTTTCTATCTGCTCGGCGTTAGGGTTGTTGTTGATACCCTTACGTATTGCTGTGTCTGATTTAGTCAGCTCTGATAAAGTAAAGTTTCGTGTAAGTTCCATTATTTTGCAACATCTGTTAGTAAAGTTATAAGAACAGCTCCCATACCTCCAACTATCCAATATTCTAATCTTTTGATTCTATCTTGCATTTCTTTTATTTGTTCAAACGTTTGCTTTTGCATAATTCTACAAAGCTTTTCATGCGATTCAATTTTTTGTAATGCAGATTTTTTAGCCATATTATCCTCTGCCAAATAGTAAATCTAATTTCTGTTGTGTTGTCAAGTTATTATAATTACTGCCTTGTACTTGAGCTGACACAGCATTAGCATCAATGCTAGGTAAATTAAGTGTTGTAGGACCTAGTGGTGTGTCTTGCATAATAACTTCTAATGGATTTGCAAACACAGGAAATTCAGCTAGATCTAAACTTAAATCTGCCATCTGACCTTCTAAATTATATATTGCATCAGCCGCTACATCAAAAGGGTTTGCAACACCTATTTTTGCAGCGTTATTTGCAAAGGCGTCTCTAACTTCTTTAGAAACACTGTAAGGTCTAAAAACATTATTCTCAATTGCATTTATTTCTTTGTTAGATATTCTATCTAATGCATTATAAAAACCAGTTTCAGAAATATTTAATAATCTTGCAGCGTCCATGTCACCTTTTAAATTTTTCTTTACACCAAACAATGCTCGGTTAGCATTTAAATATGCATCTACAACTTCTTTAGGTTCAACCGGACCACCTTTTAATGCAACTCTAGTAAATAATGATCTTGAATCCCTTACACCTTTTTGAAAATCTGCAACTTTAAAATTCATTCCTCTTTCTGGATTTACATTAACTGCTCTAAAACCAAACAATCCACCAAACTCATCACCAAATTCAAACTCTTGACCATACTCATCAAACTTACCTTTTGTAATTACATCAACAGATTTTATAGATCTATCTAATCTTTTTAATTGATCTAATGAAAAAGGCATTTGTGCTCTAACTAAGTGAGCCATAATTTTACTGTTACGATCTCCTGCTGTATCTTGATCACTATAAACTTGGAAACCTTCTCTTGTTCTACCACCTCTAGCTATAATATCTAAAGCAGCCTCAGTCCAAATAGATTCTGATATAAATGGTTGACCAAACTCTCGCATAGCTGTGAACATACCTTTTGCAAAGTCATCCATCATACCATCTTGATCTGTTCTACCCTCTTGAACAGCGTTAACTACAGTTTGTAGTGGTCTAATTAATGTATCGTATGCATTAGCATGACTAAAATCTATGTATTTAAAACTACCATCTTTGTTTTTAATAGGTAGTAGTGTAGAGTTTTTTGACCATTGAGCTGCAAATCTACGAATAGCCTCTCTTTCGTCGTCTGTAACGTCGTATAGGGCTTGAAATGCTGCTGTTGTGGCCACTGGTACAGCCGCAACCGTAGTCGTAAAACCAAATAATCTAGTATATCCAATACCTTGCATAGGTTTTACAATTGTGCCATCAGCTAAAGTTATTTCTTCATTAATCTCTCTTAGTGCTCGTCTTACAATATTTGTGCCTGTTCTAGCTATTTCTGCTGGAAAAGATACAAAGTTACCAATTGGTAATTTTCTTAAACCTTGTACAAATTCAGATACATAATCATAGTTAGGTATATTGTTTCTTACAATGTCAGCTGCTTCTTGTTTAAAAAAGGTTTCATCCAATCTAACATCAACACCATTACGTTTAAAAGATTGTCCTCTAACTAAACCAACTTTTTCATATGCTTTTTCTAATCTAGATTTTTCTATGGCCCAAGAATATATTTTCCAAAAGTCATCTTCAGCTGTGTATAGATCTTGTGATACAGATTTTAATCTTGATAATGGTTTTAATAATAATCTCATACCTTTGTCAGAGGTCATACTAGAACCAAAATCTACATCTTTTAATAGTCTAGATAAATCTCCTAGTCTTACGTTAGAGTTTACAACACCTAGTTCTAGCAGCTCTTGATACAAATCGTTTTGCATTCGTGTGCCTTTAAGTGGTGTTTGTAATGCTTGATATGCTTGTTTGATTGCACCTAGATCTGCTGCTGGTAAAATACCATTTGCTGCAGCAAAAGCTCCAGCACTTACAAAGTTACGTAAGTGTGTTACAGGTGATAAAATTGTTTTAGCAATCTGTGATGTAGCTTTAGGATACAATACTAAACTTTCATATATTCTACCAAGAATACCTTTACCTTGTGTAGTTAAAGAAGTTTGTTCCATGGCGTCTGCTATTCCAGGTCTTGCAAAAAATGGTTTGCTAATGTCACCAAACGGATTACTAGAACCGGCTTGGATATTTACATTTAAAGTTTGTGCAGGATCTATGGGTTGTATTCTTCTGTAGTCATCACCAAAAAATGCTCTAGCTTCTGCTTCTGATCTAGCAAACATAGGTTGAGCTACCGCTCTTTTGTCGGTAGCATTTCTCCATCCCTCTGCTACCTCATTATTTTTTTTAATTAAATCATCATAAAATAAATTACGTCTTGTAATTAAAGATAGTTTAGCCATACCACCTATCATTGTTTGCATAGGATTTTTTTGTTTACCAAACAAATCATCAAATACTTTTCTATCTGCACTTAATTTTAAATCTGCAATAGATATTCTTCCAATACCACCACGTTTAACTGCATCATCTAATGCAGTTCTGTTTACAAAAAAGTCTGGTATATTAAATAATGCATCAGAGGGTTTATCCATTCTTAAACCTTTAGGTAGTCCAGAAGTTTTTAATACATTGTTAACAATTTGTTCTGCTTCTAAATCTGTAATGTCTTTACCTGCTTCTCTTGCACTAGATTTAAATAATGTTTTAGCATTTTCTATAGCTTCAGCTGCAGGTTTATATCTTAACCAAGGTAAAATACTTTTGTCTTGAAAAATATCATATGTAGCACCAAGGTATCCTTTAAATTTTTTACTAAATGCATCTTTAAATTTTACTAAATCTTCTGGATCTAAAGCACCACCTAATTTAGTAAACAAATTTGCCCACTTACTTCTCATAACAGATAGTCCACCAAAAATAGATTTTTCTAATTCTTCAGCAGCCTCTTTAGTTGGTGCAAATTTTTTAATTTTGTCTCTTACTTTTTTTACTGCAGCAGCATCCATGTCCCCAAATTGTGCTATCATTCTATTGCTGTCTATTACTTCTGTATATTTATTTAAATCTGCTTCTTTCATTCTTTGTATAATTAAATCTTCGGCTTCTGGTGACGCCGCAGAAAATAATTTTCTACCTTCTGCATTTAAAACTCTTTTTTCTCCTTCACGAGTTAACGTAGGAGAACCAGATACTAAAGCCTCATTTACTTCACTTAAAAATTGTGTTCTTTCTTTTGCAGTTTGTTTATTAAACACTGTTCTAATGGGTGGAAACAATTTATCTACATCAACGTCTAGTTCTCTTGATAAATTTCTTGCAACGTTGGCATCAGCTGCTTGCGCACCAATAGATTGTCTTTTTATATCAAAAAATTCTTTCGTTGTACCACTACGCGCTCTAAATTTTGAGGCAACAGTATCAATCCATCTATCTAATTCAGAGTTAGCTGTATCTAATCCTTTGTTTCTATCTGTTATTTTTTTAATAACTCTACCTGTGCCACCAATAATACCGGTAAATAATGCACCTTCTGTACCAAATTTAATTCTATTTAATATTTCTCTTGCTGCATCTGGATCTGTATCACTTCTATCTATTGCTGTTGGACCTCCAATAAGATCTCCAAACGTACCAATTTTTTCTGCATCACCTACAAATACACCTTCTGCAACACCACCACCTAATGCACCAGCAATAAATTGTCTTCCTTTACCTCTAGTAGTTAATCCTAATGCTGTGTCAGCTGCACCAACTAAATTTTTATTTCCTAGTCTAACATATTTTTTATTTTTACCTGCAAGCATTGCAGTCTTTGCTAGACCACTTGCAGATTTAAATGCAAGACCACCTGGTATACCAATGTTAACTAATGCTTCTGTAATTTTACCAGCAGCTGTTGCTTCTGCTTTTTCATCAAAATCTGTAAGATCATCAAACCATTTTTCTACAGCAGCAGCTTTACCACTGTTAACACCAAGGTCCATAAGACTTGCACCCAATGAAAAAAAACCTTTTGGTATTGCAATTAAACCTGATGCTACACCTGATAGCATAGATTCTAGTGTTCCAACTTTATTATTTTTTTCTGAAGAACTTACAAAATCTGAATAGTCGTAGTTTGAGGCCATATGTTACCTCCTATAGCTGCACTTCAATTACTTTATTTTTTTTAATAGAAACTAAAGAATCTCCAACTGTGTAGTCTCCATCAGGTAAATCTCTTCCTTTAATTTTTTCTTCTGTCCATTTTGTAATTCTATCTATAGTATTATCGTTAGGAAATTTTTCTATTAAATTTTCTTCTATTTTTGTCCAATCTGAATTTGTAACTATGTTTCCTTTAAAATTGTCAGACGCAAGATTTGCTCCAGCGTCAATAGCTGCTTGACCAGAAAGATCCTTACTAGCTGCAATTTTAGCTTCAGTAAAATCTAATATTCCTAATTCTTTTTTTCTATATTTTTCAGCAGCTTTTGGATCATCTAAACCTAGTAATGCTACTTTTTTATCAAAAGCATCTGGTCCTTTAATATCTTTTTCTATTTGTCCTTTTAATATTAATGTATCAATTGCATCTTTAGTTTTTTGAGGTTTGTCAAATGCTTTACCAGTTGATTGTATAATTCGATTAATTAAACTGCCATCTTTTATAGCTCCTTTTAAATCTCCGCCTGCTTCGTTAACAGCTGCACTAGCTGCAAGTAAAGAATCATAAGCAGCTTGTTTATTCATACCTTTAATATCTACAATGTCTCTATACTCTTGAAGTTTTTTAGCTCTTTTTTCTTTGTCAGTTAATTGAACACCACCACCACCTGTTTTAATTGTTGTTGTATCTTCTACTTCTTCTACGTTACCACCTTTATTCTCTAGCTCTGTAATCTTTTCTTCTACATTCATAGACGGAGTAGTAAATCCTTTTTTAGCACTTGTGTCGAATCCAAAAAATTTAGCAACATTAGGGTCGTATCCAGTTTGTTTACTAAAATTTCCACCAGTTAATGTGTCTACAAATTTAGTTCCAGAAAATCCTGGGTTATAACCAAACAGTCTTGCTGCAGTATTAATAGGAACAGCTCCTAAATCATATATGCCAGCTAGTGCAGCATTAGGTCCATAATTTACAAAACCAGTTCCTGCTTTTGCAATAGGTGTTTCACTAAATTTATATTGATTTTGAGGTTGTACACTTCCTGCCTGATTATACTTTTGTCTAGGTTCTTTAATACCAGACATAATCCCCTCTTTAATGGGGCCTCCGTATCTAAACATTGGTCTATTTAATGGTTTCATAATTACCTACTTAAATATTTTTCCGTACAACCCACCAACACCTAAAGCTGTAGATAAAGCAGTTGAGAACGGACTTGCTGCTTGAGGTTCCATATATTGTTGTCCTGATACACCACCTGCTAAACCAGTTAATGCATTGCCGTATTGACTTAATCTTCCGTAAGGTTCATAAGCTGCAGTTTGTGCTGCTTGTTGATCAGCACCTAACATAGCTTGGTTCATACCTTGTCTTAATGCACCAAGACTTCCTAATGCAGAAACATCTGCACCCATGTTTTGTCTTTGGAAATTAGATAGACCATATTGTTGACCAGCTAGACCAGATTGTAGACCAGCTAAATCAGAGCCTTGTCCAAATAAACCTCTTTGCATGTTAAACAAGTCTCCTTGATTTTTAAAATTTTGTTGTGCTAATTGATTTGCTTGCGTAAATCCTGATTGTAATAATTGTGCTTGTAAAGCAGCTCTGTTTGCTAATCTATCTGCATCGTACTGACCTAACATTGCTCCTTCTCTACCACCACCAAAGTTTCCAGAATCAAATGCTGCATCTCTAATAGTTTGTGCTCCTTGTGCACCTCCTCTGTCATACTCTGCAAGAGTAGTATCAATAACTTGTTGTTGATAAGGTGACATGAAAGGTTGATAAGCACCAGCACCTGTCATGCCGGCTGCACCTTGTGCAATACCACCTGCTCCTGTTTGAAAAGCACCTAGTCCACCTACGGTCCCAGCTGCTTGTTGTTGTGCAGCTTGTGCTGCAGATAAAAACGGTTGATAAGATCCTACACCTTGTTGTGCAATGTTAATTGCTTGAGACTGTAAAGGGTCTTCACCAGCAACAAATTGTCTACCAGTGAATTTACTTGTATCAATAGGTGCCGAGTAAGTGGCTGTCGCCTGTGTTGTGTAATCTTTTATTGCCGGTTCTATAAAATCTGATATTGCCATTATGCTATCCTCGATTGTAACATTTGTTGTTGATCATACATTGCTTGTGCACCCTCTAATCCTTGTGAATCCTCAGAAACTTGTCCACCTTGTTCTAAGTTTTTCATTAAATTTTCCATAACTTCAGCGCCTTTATCTATATCGCCGTCTCCTGCATTTCTAACAGCATCTGCTGTAAATACAAACTCATTTTTAGATAGTCTAGCGGGCACATCGTCAGCTTTTTCTTTCTCACCCATTGCTACAAAACCACCTTCGTTTCTATAATCTTTTTCCATACCACCCATGTCAATCATTTCTGATGCTTCTTCAGTTTCCATGATCCCACCATCAGCTCTGTTTACTCTTAAAATATCTTTTAATACTTCAACACCACCAAAAGGTTCTGTGCCTCTAGACTCTATATCGAAACCTAAGTTTTTTAATTTAAATATTTCTAACATAGAGAAAGGGCTTCCTCCATTTGAGTAACCTATTCTACCACCATTAGCTGCCATAGCCATAGGTTGTTCCATACCTGCACCTTCAGGTGCTTGTTGTTGCATTACTGCTTTTACAAATTGTTCAAAAGATAGTGTGCCACCTTTGTTTTTGTATTTTACAAATTCCATCATAAGCATTTGTTGTGCTTGTTGTTCACCAGCACCACCACCCATATTTAGCATAGCTCTACCACCTGCAGCTGCATAAAAATTAGGTTGTACAAAACTTTTACCTGGCATAAATTCTAATCCTGTGTCTGTAGCTCCTCTGTAATAATCTCTTGCACGGTTTCTAATATCAGCAATGTCCATGACATCGACGTCTTCTTCAATTTCTTCATCACCATACATGTCAGCTAAAAAAGGTGCTGCAGTTGCTAAAGCACCTGCTGTAAGAAATGCATTCTTACCACTAAAGTTACCACCGAAAGGATTTAATGAACTAAAAAAACCACCTTTATTTGCACCGCCAGCGTTTCTCATAATTGCTGCTTCTCTTGCTGTATTTCCTACAAATCTTTTTGCAAGTGCTGCTTTACCTTGATTAAATAAAGCACCCACACCACCAGTGTTTCCAAATATACCTGGTGCCCCTCCACCAAAACTTGCTCTACCTAATAGACCACCAAACTGTGTTCCAGGTAAACCAAATGCTAATGCACCACCAATAGCTATTTTACCCAATGGACTTTTAGCAACTTTCTTAACACCACGAACAGCTTTTTTAACTAAGCTTCCTAATCCGTATAATTGTCTGGGTTCTTGCATTCTAGATATTGCCATATTTTTACCTTAATTGTTCGTTTTACTTGGTTTTAGAGAACAAATCAAGAGCTGGCATTATTACTTTTACGTCCTGTGCCATGTCCTCGTTCTTATAACCCTTGGATTCCCAGTCTTTTCTCTCCTGAAAAACCTCACCAGTTTTTTTATGTCTATAAGTCGTCTCTACCTTTGCTTGTTTTAGTTCCATTAGTCTGTTTTCTCCTTTAATATATTGAGATAACTAATACCAAAAACCACACCATCAGATACAGTGCCTGCTGTAGTATAAGCTAATGTTGTCCCACCTTCTACAATCAAAGGTAAGGTTAATATTTCAACACTAGTAGCGGCTACTAACGTTTGTGTATTTACTATCTCAAATGCATTGTTTTTTATTGTAACTGTTGGTGTATTAGATCCTGATTTATTTGTTACTCTTAAAGATTTTATTATAATAGTTTCGTTAACACTTGGAGAAAGCATTGTTACGGTCTCTGCAGCAGTGGTAGTTTTCCCGTAAAATTTATACTGATTTACTACTGCCATTATTCTAAAAAGAAACTTTTAGCTTCTATCTCTTGTTTAACTTCATCTTGAAATGAAGAATTTAATTTTGTTATTACACCATCTAAATCCCTAACTAACGATTGTAGATTTTTTTGATCGTACTCAGGTTGAGCTCTAGTTAATGATTGTACTATCTTTGCCATTAGCTACCGTCCATGTCTCCTAAACCAAAGTCCGCGCTAGTAAAAGCGTTTGTATTTACTATACCTTCATTAGTATTTAATGGAACGTTTAAAGCTTGATTATTAATATTACTAGGATCATTAAGTGTAAAACTTGTTTCTGAAATTTTTTCATCTTCATCCTCGTCTAATGTTCCTGTTGGTGTTCCAAATAAACCTAGACGATTATAGTCACCCATGTCATCATAAAATTTATTTCTAAATAATCCTTGACCTTTGTCATACGCACTACCAATAGCACCACCTACAAAAGGTATGCCTGTTACTAAACTCATCAATCCACCAAACAATCTTCCACCAAAACCTGGTTTAAGAGAACCATCAGCTAGTGTATCTGTATATCCATATTTATTTGCACCACCAAATAAACGACTTCTGCCTGTGTATTTTTGTAAAGGACCATAAGTTCTATTAGCAATGTTAGCTCTTTCATCATAACCCAGTCTACCAGCTTGTGCTCTTTCTGCCATTTGTAATGTAGCTCTTTGATTTGCTGTTCTTCTATCAAAATCTCTATCGCTCTCTCCTGGTCCTTGACCAGAAAAACCTCCACCTCCAGGACCTGAATCGTATCCACCGCCAGCATCTGTGTCTCCCCCTGATGCACCGCCACCACCTACATCACCAAAACTATCTAGTGACATAATTCCTGATGGACCCATGTTAGGACCTTTAGATAAAGATCCATGTATATCTTTTTTAAGTATTAAATCTTTTTCTTCTTTTGTAATATATGCAAGTTCTGTTGCAGGAGCATCAGGACTAGATTGCCATTTTCTAGGTGCAACAACCTGTGGCTGTTTACCTAAATAGTTTTCTACTCCACCTTGTACTATTGGTTTCTTTGCCATTATCTTCTACCTCCTGGGTGTATGTCTAATCTAAATGTACCCAACTTCCAATCTTCACCGGCTGCAGTATTAGCAACCTCAAGAGCAATCTGTCTTGCTCTTACTCTAACATCTTTTTTAGTTGTTGTAGAATCACAAGAAAAAGTATTCGTAACTTGTGCACTATTTGGATAAACTCTTGTTTTAAATTTAATTGCTGTGTTACCTGTTTGACTAATAAAATCTGGTATAAATCTGCTTATTCTCATTATAAATTCTCCATCACCTCTCAAGTCTGGTGAACCAAGTGCTTGACCGCTTGCAGCTCTTCTTTGTGTAATATCAAAATCACCAGAAGTAATACTAGCAATAACAGCGGTAATAACACCACCAGCATTTACTTGATCGGTTCCTGTTTCCTGTTGATAGTATATAGTACATCCGTCTGTATTACCAGTAACATCGTAAGAGCTATTGCTGCTAGGATCATAGTAGGTAGCATGAGGTCGTTCGAATACAGCAGAGTCTTGCCATGCTGCTCTAGGTAAAGTGCCTGTTGTCCATATAGGTCTTTTAGGTGTTGAGTCTAGATAATTGTATGTAACTACCCTGTTAATTTGATTAGAGTTTGTTGTGCAATAAAACCAACTTATTTCTCCAAATAGATTATTTAGTCCTGCATTAATAAGATCTCTAGAAACTAAATTTATATCATCATAAACATCGTCTTCAACTAAACAAGGCATTGATTTTAATTGACCATCATATGTAAAGAATCCATTTTCTGACATCCAATAGGCAGAACCATCTACCTCTATACAAGCATTTTTTCCCACTAGTCCGCAGTTAGTTCCTACCTGTTCAAAAGAGAAAGTAAACGGCTGACCCACAAACTTCATAAGAAATAGTGCAGTATCAGTCCATACATAAATAGCATCCCTACCTTTGATAGCTCCCATAATTCTTGAACCATCAGCAAGTCTTTGAGTACCTGCGGTATTGTCAGCTCTGACTGTGTATGAATCTGTTTGATCAATACTTTCTTGAGAAGAGAATCTAATAAACATATCATCTTGAGTGCTAGCACTTCCTACAGTTGTTTCTGTACCAAAAAATACTAAGTGTCTGTCGGGTGTAGATACTAATACATGTCTTGATGCAGTCGGTGCATTTGGTAAAAGAGTGGCTCTTGTACTAGTAGACCCGGCTGCTGCTGCATCCCATTCAAAACAAGCACCATTATATATAAGAGCAATTAATTTTGTACCATAGTTATCTAATATCCATAGTCCTGGGTCAATCGTAAAGTCAGAAGAAGATGCTTCACCCCAACCTACAAAGTCAGATATATTGGTAACCGTAGCACCTCCACTGTGAGTCGCTTTGGTTGTTCCATTAACACCTCGAGCTCCTCCGCTTAGAGTATTAGTTGTGGTATTGTTAGCTGTAAAACTTATGTCTTCTGTTCCAATTCTTATTTCTCCAGTTGATGGAAAAGCTGCAGTGCTGGCTAATACAATATCAGTCGTAGTCAGATCTGTTATGGCAGTTGCAAGAGTGCTCGTTGCTGGTCCTAATGCAGTTCCTGCCCAAAGACCTGTACCCCAACCAAAGCCACCTAATTGTTGTGAGGGTCCTACGTCATAATAACATAAGACAGAAGCTGACCCTGCAGTTGATAACGGAGTTCCAGTTTCTTGAGTAGCCATAGTAATCGTAAATGTTGTAGATGTAGGCACAGAAGTAACCATAAACTTTTCATCTTCAAAAGTTGCATTGGTAAAAGTAGAACCAGATAAACCTGTTACACTATCAAATAAAACAATACCATCTTCTAATAATCCATGAGCCCCGGTGCATGTTACCGTAACTGTGGTTGATGAAGATGTGCTGGTAAAATTAGCTCCTGTTAAAGTAGTTTTAATAGGGTGTATGTCATAGTATGTACCACCAGAATATACGTATAAAATTTTATTTGTTCCAATAGCAGCGTATTTAACACCTGAGTTATCGTCCCAATGATGAATAGCTCTAGCGGCACCAGTTAATTTACTAACCCCTAGTTGTTCCCAACCACCTATTTTCTCAGGTGAACCATACCTAAAACGTACGTTATCACCATCAAACCATTGCCCTTCGGCTCCGGTTTCCGTTACTTGTTTATTAAATCCTGGGGCAAAGCCTAATTTTTGTAGCATAAAAAAACCTGTTTTAACGCTAGATTATATCAGATTTATTGTGGATTTCTAGAGGTTTAATACCAGACCAATTCTATTATCATCTATTTTGTGTGTAGGAACTTCGTGATACAACCAAGATGGCCATAATAAAAGACTTCCTACTACAGGTTTATATGAAACAGTACCAAAAGTATTTATATTTTGATAATCCAATACAGGCCAATTAGTATATTCTCTTACATGTATAGGATCGTTAAAAATAATTTGAGCAGAACCTTCTGGTACTTTTAAATATAGAATGCCTGATAGCTGATATTTATGTATATGTCTTTCTTGATAAGACCCTTTATTCAATTCTGTGGTAAAAAAATAAGGATCAAATTTTTTAGCTATTTGACTATAATCAAAACCTAAATCTGTTAAATAAGCTTGTGCCACTTGTTTTAAATATTTTAAAAACTTTTGATATTCAGGTTGTTTAGCTAAATTATATTTAGTGTCGTATGTAGTTCTACCTTTATAAAATCTTTCTTTATTAATCTTTTCATAGTCTAAATATTTAAGGGACGGCTTTAATAATTTTTTAGCCCATTCTGGATTGTAGTGTGATAAGATAGGAACAGAGAACCAGCTTTCTATTTTATAATTAGTTATTTTCATTAAATATTTCCCAATGTTTTTCTATTGCAATTATTTCCATATTTATCGAAAGTCTAAGCTGTTTTGATTTAACATTAACAGGGTTATGCCATAACCAGCATGGAAAAATATATAACTCATTTGTTTTAGGTTTAATTTTTAATATATCTTTTCTTCGATTTCTAAATTCTATTTCACCACCTTCCATATCTTTTGGTAT